AGAGAGTAATGGCGACACCTGACAATACAAGAGACAAGGTAGCATCTCGGTTTGCAAAGACGTTGGAGTCTGAGAGTCTGGGGAAACAGTTGGAGATTGTGCTGTGGAACGATTGTATCCGCAGATGTATGAAAGAAAAGATCCCGTTGAAATGGACGACCGAGTTAAAAGGACGTTCGTTTCGGCAGGTGTACACAAATCGCGCCATTGGTCTGGACATGTATAACCTGCAGACCAATGATACGTTACGACAGAATATACAACGGGGCGACTTGCCCCTCAAAAAGTTTATTAGTATGACGCCCTACGAAATGAATCCAGAGTTGTGGAACCCGGTGTTCGAACGAGTTGCCTATAAAGCCCTTCGAAAGCAGCTTACAGTGGACGTCGAGAATGCACCGGACGGAGCATTCACCTGCAACAAGTGCAAATCGAAGAAGACGAGTTTTTACCAGCTCCAAACCCGATCAGCTGATGAGCCAATGACCTGTTTCATCCAGTGTCTCTCCTGCGGCAAGCGATGGAAGCAGTAGTAACATTCATGACATCGAATTACATCGAGTTTTGAATACTGAGTGCCTCCCTCAGGGTCCGAATGCGTTGCTTTGCGCTGGGGGTTGGATGCCGCCTTGCCAGTTCGCGGGCAACCATGAGCTCCCGTTCGAGGTCTTCGCGGTCCCTGTGCATAGCATGATGACCCGCTTCCTCCATCATCCCCTCATACATTTTCTCTGCGTTTTTCCCGTAATGTTCCTGGAAGAATTTAGCGTTTCGGGGGTTTTTGATGGTAACCTCGGCCTCGTACCCTGCAAAATCGTCTGGGAAATCTTCCCTCCTCTTGCTCATCCATGATCTCACCTTTGAGGCCTTCTTTTGCGCCCCCGTTTTCCGTGCCGGTAGTATTTTTGGTGCACTCTGTGACAAACGCTCATACGCCTCTAGCCGCCTCAATTTCTGGGCATGTTTATCCAACATCGACAAGTTCTCTCCTCCCACACGTCCAGACGATCCACCGGGATAAATGCGTGGTAGTGGGAATTTATCCTCAGCACGACGGAAATTCCACGACGGGATCTCGGAGTAGCTGTGCCTAATGCGATTTTTCAGATGTTCAGGCAGATGCTCAGGGGGTTCGATCCTCCCGTCCGCATAAATCTTCACCCCTGGAATCGTTGACGCCATCTGACCATCGTGTTCCACCGTATACTGCACCGTCTCGAACTTCGTATTCCTCCTTGGCCTCTTTTGTCTCTCTTGTCGTCTCTCTTGCATGTCCTCCGTCGCAGCAGCAGCCGGTGACGAGAACGGGCTGAAATTGCTCATATTGCTCATATTGCTGCCCGGGCTTGCCATGAATCTCGGTGATCTTCTTGGGTAGACCGACTCCTCATCATTTCCTATCCGTTTTCTGTTTCCCCTGGTTGACACCATAATATATTCACAATACTTTTTTTTGATGATCTTGGGTCTGGCGGTGTTTCTCCTTTTTATAGAGTACAATCCGAGGGCATATTAACGACTTGGGTTGTGGGATATTGTCACGAGAGATGTACATGTCTGCAAAGACCGACATGTGTTTGATGGTGTGGAGTGGTTGGCAAGTATTTTGCAGATTCATAACCCGGAGCCGCACACGTGTGAGACCTGGAGATGCTGCGAATAACTTTCTGGTGGACACTGTGGCCAATTTCGCATGCAGTTCCAGTGTGTGCGTGTATGGACCAAGGAGCCTGTACATGGGTTGGACGTTTCTGAGTGTGTCGCAGTGGAAGTATAGGTTTCTGAGTCCTGTTTTGTTGACGGAGGCGTCTACCCTGGGTTTGTTGTGGCATATCACGGAAAGATGCTCCAGTTTGCCAACGGACTCGATGCAAACGGTGGGTTGTCTGAACCAGTTCCCCTGTCTGCACCGTATCTGCAGCGTCTGTATACACCCCAGATTGTCGAGGACTGCCGCGTTCCACGTATCATCAAACGACAGGGAAATGTGAGGAATGTGGTTGAGCAGTGACATTTGAAACCGGTCGATTTGGTAAAAGCACCTGGTCAGATGCGCCATTTCGAGTTTTTTGAGGGGCAGATGTTTGATGGCGAGCAGTTCTCGGATGTTGACGTTGATCCTGGCAAGTCTGAGAACTCGTAAGTTTGTCATATCGAGTACGGGCAGCCTGTGCAGCGGTACTTTGGTGGCGATGCAGGAGAGGATGGACGGTGCGTGACTCCGAATCCATTTGATTCGTTGGTGGTATGTGTACTCTTTGACCACAACGGTTGCGCCGTGCATCCGGTCCACTCGTCTGACGGCCTGTTTGTAGCGTTGACAGACACATGCCAACCTGCCTCGAGACTCTGCGGTGCACAGACGTATGATGTTGTCCAGCACAAGATCGTCGACGTCATCCATGCATTGTGGTGACTTGTTCTCCCCTTTAAGTGCGTCTTGTTGCGTCAAATAATATATGGCGATTCACCATGGGATCTACCAACAACGTCAATTGGGTGAGCAAGACCCTCGGCAAGATCAAGAAACGCCTCAAGAAGGTGGACGGCAACGTCTCCAAGATTGAAAAGCACGTTGAGAGGGCGGACAAGGCTTTGGAGGAGATCAAGGCCGCTGCTGCCGCTCAGGACAACAACAGTGACGGGGGGGAGAGTTGGACAACGCTTCCTACCACCCTGATCGGATGGACCAGCAACACCAGTCGTTTTAGGGGTGGGATGGAATACGCGGAGGTCATTCTTCCCAAGAAAGGATTCCGCTCGAACCAGGGCGTCAACATTAAGTACGATAAACTCAAAGGGTTCCCTGCGACCACTGCCGAGCTGTCGTACGATGTGTTTGTGGACAAAGATTGGGACCCCGTAAAAGGCGGCAAGTTGCCCGGGCTCATCGTCAACAATGGCACTGGTGGTAAGGATTACGCAAAGAATGATGCCTCGTACAGGGTCATGTGGAGGCGTGGTGGTCAATTGGTGGGTTATTTGTATCCATGCACCGACCAGGGCAACATCAAAAAGAACCAGGGCAGGGAGTTTTTGGAGGCCTGTAACAACGAGTTCCCGGATGCTGGCATCGATTTGTGGCGGAACACGAAGGAGAAGGTGCACCTGAAGAAGGGTGAATGGAACTCTGTGACCATGGGGTGGACGCTGAACGATCCCAAGACGTCCAATGCGAAGATCTGGTTGGTCGTCAACGGAAAGAGGTTGGACCTGAGCGATGGGCGTATCACGGATGCATCTGATAAGAACAAATTCAGTGGTATCCAATGGAGCATGTGGTACGGTGGATCGGATGCGAGTTGGGCACCGTCCAAGGATCAGTCATTCAAATTCAAGAACATCCGGTACAGGACGTCGTAGTTTTATTTATAAGTATACAGGTATAATGAGCATTCATCCGTCTTCAAATCTGGTCCGTGCAGTCCAGGCCGGGGATAGCGCCACGGTCAGAAGGCTTGTTCGGGAACACCTCAAGCCGGAACTCGACAGGCTCCCGGTCAAGTACCATGCAACCGTCATTGATATGTATGAGCGTGCCTTTGCCCGGTATGCCAGGGAAGCACGCCGGGATGCTCTGGAGGATGCTGTTCGTCATTCTCGTCGTCAACACAGGTAATACATGCGTCAGTACCACATAAATCTAATCTCGCGTTTCCACATATGGCCGAACTCTATGTGGCAACGCCAGCGTATGGTTGCAAATTGAATGCAGCCTTTGTTGCCTGTTTACTCCAGCTCCAGGGACAGTGTATGAAGCAGGGGATTTCCGTTGCCATTCAGTTGTTGGGGAACGAGAGTCTCATTCAGCGTGGCCGAAACATTCTGATTGAGCAGTTTCACCAGTCCGGCGCAAAGTTCTTGCTCTTCCTGGATGCGGATCTTGCATTCAATCCCTCGATGATCACCGACCGATTGCTTCCGTTTGCTCGTCAGCGCCCAAACTCTGTGGTGTCTGGTGTGTACCCCAAAAAGTCGTATAACTGGGCACAGGTCAAGAAAGGGTCCACGGAGCCCATCCAATCGCAGGTCGTTGATTTTAACATCAATATCGTTAAAAAAGATACAAAGGTGGAAAATGGGTTTGTTGAAGTCCTGGATACGGCAACTGGCTGTATGATGATTCCCCGTGATGTGATCACGTTAATGAAAGAAAAGTACCCGGAGCTGAAATGCGTGAATGACATCAACCCGGGGAAGCACCCCGTCAAAGAGTATGTGGCCATCATGGACTGCATGATTGATAAGGATTCACAGCGGTATCTCAGCGAGGACTATGCTTTCTGTCGTCGATTCCAGCAAATTGGAGGCACCATTTACGCCGATATTGCATCGACCATGTGTCACATTGGTACCCACACGTATTCCGGTGACGTGCGAGAACGATTCTCATTTACATTCACCGGCTAGGGGCTTAAAGAAGTATGTTTGGCCGTGAACCAACAAGATCACCATGCTTTGGCTCGTCGCGCTTGGTCTGTGTGCTTTCCAATCCTACCGACTCGAACAATGCATGAAAGAGCTCCGTGAATCGATGAAAATTGTGGGTGAACTGCTTATGCTGGAGGATGAAGACTCTGCGAATTCTTCCCAGACCTCGGAGGAGGGCGAGATTTGTCCCGAGACGTCCGTCACCGACAGCAACAGCAGCTTTGTGGACCAAACCACCGGCAACACACCGCGAAATGATGACCATGTGGTAGTGACCAGCAGGAGGAGAAGCGTGTGGCACCCTCGTTCATTGTGGTGATAAAAAATACGATTTGTAACTCAGAGCATGGCAGCGACAACAGCAACAACAGCCAAGACGCGTATCATCTTCGCGGTGGTTACTCATACAGACGAAATCAGTCTGCAGTGCACAACATCCCTTCTAAAGCTGCAGCAACTTGCCGCTCGTCGTGCGGATCTTGTGATGGATTTCCACATCATCAACAGCGTTGGAGATGCTTTGAACATGTACTCTGACGGTGAGTACGTTGTGATCGTGGACGCCAGGAACGGGTTTTCTGCCGACTTTATCTTTGGTGCCATTGACGGTGGCCGTGATGCTGTATACGGCGTGTACCCCCTGTCTCAGGTGGACTGGGAACGAGTCAAGGCAAGGGTCCAGAGTGTATCTTCTTCGGAACCCATGGGGCATGCCGGAAACGTGTACAACGTCGTGCCGGAGGGGTCGTCGATGAGCCGATACATCCCCATCAAAAGCATTAAAGAGAGCAAGGTGATGATTCTCCGGGCCTCCGTGATCGAACAGATGGTCGGAGAACACACCAAGACTGTCAAAAACGGCAAGCCTTTCCACATCATCCACTTTGAGTCCTCTTCCGACGACGAGCTGCTCAACCCCGACCAGACCTTTTTCAAGGCGCTGCAGAGACACTGTGCCGTTGTTGCGGATTTGGAGGAGCAGTGTACATTATCTGGCAGTGCGCAGTTTGCGGGTTGTGTAGGACAGCGTGGATTCGTTCGTTAATTATTCAGAAAAATCATTTTAAAACAGTTCCCTACGCAGACCATCTGTTTGCCTCTTCGGAGGTCCCTGATGGTGTGGGTTGTGATCGTACACGGTCAGTCCTTGCCTTCTCCTCAGTTCCCGCGCAGCCTGTCGCCGCAGCCTTGTAATGGTTTTCCTGGTGAGGTATTTGACCTGTCCCGTGATTTCTTCCTCCGTCAGTCCCATCTTGCGCCCGTGTCTAATCAGCTCATCCTGGATGTGTGATGGTACCGCTTCCCTTGGAACGATCCCGGTCTTTGTCAGTATATTGTGGCGGATATGAGGCTCGACTGGTTGTCTGTACATATCTCGTATTTCGCCGCCGCTATGACGCGCAGCACGCAGCAACTGACGAGCGTTATGGGTCTGTTTGCCAATGGTGACAGCAAACCGTTTGGGGAACTTTTCAAACGTGTAGGGATCGACATTGTTACTCAGATTGTCCATGTGTAATATATTAGCATTATTTATTTATTTTTGGCGGATGCTTTGTTGAGACAGAAGGTTTTGCACACGACAGAGTAGTCTAGTCCGGGGTATGCTCTGCATGCTGTTGCGGGATTCTTAATGAACTTGCCGCATGCATCTTTGAGCAACGGTCCCTCCTCCGACAGTCCGCGTTTGTGTGACCAGACGTGTGCATTTCGGACGAGCACGAGATCACCCGCGTTGGCTTTGGATGGATCGCCTGGGATATGGACATCCTTTTCCGGGACGCCAAATTCACGCGCGATGGCCCGTATCGACCTTGGAGTCTGGATTCTGTAGAGGACGTGTTTATGATGACGGTACCAATGATAATCTTGATCCGGCGAGAGGACGGCCATGACGTGGTACTGGTTTTTGGAGCACTTGGAATTGACGTTGCTGGGCGTGAGTGTCCACCCCATGCTTTTTGCATCGTTGATGGCTCTCTCTATCAGGTCTGCGCAGTTTGACAGGTCAATCGGGGAGTCTTTTCCCGAGAGTTCGCCCGGCTGCAGTTTGTTGCCCTGTTCTGTGTCGTAATGGTCGATGGCATAGGCATAGCAGTTATTGGACGACCTGCCAACGGGTGATCTATACAGCAGATTCGAGTAGGTGTCCTTGGAATTGGTGATTGACATGATTATTGAGGTATGTTACATTTTTAATTCACGAGCATCAATAGGAGACATGTCACCGCTTGCTCAAAAGTCGGCGTTCAGGTTTGCACGTATCCAGGTTGCGGTTGACATGTGCACAGAGCCGGAACGGTGTAAATGGCTCTACAGACTGGCAAATATTGAGCTTCAGCGATTTTACAGACTGTACGATTCATTCAAATGAGGCAGCAATTACAGGGATGGCGACGGTGTGGGCGAGGCGTTCTTCCTGTCTCGGGTCCTCCTCACCACCGCTGCCCTGCTGACGCGCTTACGGCCCGTTGGTGTAGGTGGTGGTGGAGCCACGGTGATTGTCTGCTGCTGTACGTGTTTGCGAAAGAGACTGGGGGTATGTTCATCCGTGTGTTCGTGCGTGATCAGGAGATCGTCATATAGACACAGCACGCTGCAATAACAGTTTCGTCGTTGCACCACGTTGGAACAGGAAAGACACTGGTGTTGCCCCGCCATACGCATCGAGGGCCGCAGCAGAGTGACCCGTGCCCCGTTGGAGACGTATGACATGACGTCCGTATGATACGGAAGAAAATGCTTCACGTCATCATATTTCATGGCAAGCTGGTAGGTGTACTTGTAGATCTGGTAGCTTGGTTTGTTGGCATCCCCACACTGATCGCAGCACACTTGAGTATTGTTCTCATTCCAGAAGACGAATCGTTTTCTGAATCTTCCACAGCAGGGCACGTGGTAGTCGTTCGAGTGGTCCAAAAGACGACACAAAACATCCGCCATCTTGCTCCAAAAAATTAAAAATCCACGTCAGGAGAGGTCCTATTTTTTCTTAATAGACTGGAGAGGCTCATGAGTACACTAGCACTGAAGAAATTTGACATGGCCAAGACTGATGATAGGCGGGTGTTTTTGATCGTGGGGAAGAGGAATTCTGGAAAATCAGTCGTCTTGGCTGATCTTTTATACCACAAACGCCACATCCCGATGGGTATCCTCAAAAGCAGCACGGAGGAGGCCACGGGTTTTTTCCAGCAGACGTGTGGTGTTCCTGATGCGTATATTTACAGTGACTGGCGTCCTGATGTGATTGACACCATCATTGCAAAGCAGAAACGCCTGGCCAAGGAAGGAACCATGCGTAATATCTTTATCGTGCTTGACGACCTTGCTTTCAATAAAACGCTGTTCGTGTCCAAGCAAATGAGAGAGCTTATGTTTAACGGTCGTCATTATGGCATTATGCTGGTTATTACCGCCCAGTACCTCATGGACCTGCCAACATATTTCCGGAGCAACGTTGACTACGTGATAACCACCCGAACGCCTGGAGTACAAGATAGGGAGCGTCTGTATAAGAACTTCTTCGGCGTGATTCCGACGTTCAACATGTTCCAGAGCATCATGGACAACACAACTGAGGACTACCATTTACTGGTGGTGGACAACACGACACAGAGCAACAAGCTGGAAGAGAACGTTTTTTGGTACAAGGCCCCCCTCCGTGGCCCCAATTCGAAGAACTTTAAGATTGGGTGTCCGGCATACCACAGTTTTGCGAACAAGCACTCGAAAAAGGAAGATGAGAACGACCGGGTGACAAAGAAGTCGGCATTCAAAGTGAAGCGGATCGGTAAAAAGTAGTGCTAATAAAAACTGGCGTCGACGAATCTTCTGGCCTCTGGGTGACCAGCTTCCAGTGCATCTTTGACGGACGTATACGGTGTTTTTTCCCCAACACCCCGTAGAATCATGGGGTCAGCTTCGAGTTGGTAGGGTCCTTTCACAACTCGAAGTTTTGCGTCGTAGACATGCGCCTTCAGCCTGGCAGAGTTTCCCGAGGCGCTCCCCTGTCCGACCCAATCTATTCCGTGTATATACCCAAAGCGGATTAGATTGATTCGCGTATCTGTATAATTGATCGTCATCATCCAGCAGTCCCTGGACTTTCCCTTTGTGCTCATGTAGCCTGGTGATGAGCACCTGTTGCCGTAGACGTGTCTGCTGCCTTTCTGCGAACACATTTTGAGTTCAAAGGAGTACCTGGCGTCAATGCAATTAAAGTCGGGGTCTTTGGCGGACCTGGGTGCGAGGGGATCTGGCCACATGACGGGATCGACGGTGTGGAGTTGGTGGGTCATGAGCTCCTGAAACAGCTTGCCGATGACCTGCGCGTCGATTCGCAGCGACCTGAGAGGCCGTCTGCCAATGCGTGTGTCCCAGAGCGAGTTCCATGAGGCATTCACCACCCGGAGGATGGTGGTTTGTGGCAAGATGTGTTGATGGTGCATGTGTCATGGTTACTGATTGTTGTCGTCTTTAAGTTGTTATCTCATTCTCATTGTTGGGTTCTTCTTCCGAAATCCGAATGTGTACACTGCCAACAAGTCGGACCCGGCACAGGAACTGTAATATTCCGTCAATGCACCGTGCCCCATCCTTTTTGGGACATGCTGGCCAGAGTCGTTGGAGTGCTGGGTCGCAGGAGACGATATCTGCTCCCACCTGCTCCCATCCATCTGTATCCGATGCGTGTACATTGATATCAACACCTGTTAGTCGTTTTGATTTGGAGATGTACAAACGCTGTGAATCTCGAAATGAAACAACGACTACCCATACATTCGCAAGACGATTGAGCGCTCTCCGTTCTCCCATCCCCACACCGGCAGCAGCCCCCTGTTCGAAAGAGAACATATGCATTTGAATTGAATTTAAATCAATTGAATATGTTGTAGAGGTGACGGGGGTGACAAAGATGATGACGGTGGTCACGTGTGATTTCCGGAAAAAAGTCGGAAAACGCGCGCACCCTATACCCTATACCCAAAGCGGACATAACCAGTATCGGATACACAGGAGCGTGATTGACATTGTTACAAACGAGCGGTATACGTATAATCATCTGAAAGTGTAAAATAACTACATGTATCTGGACGGAACTCTTCGTGCTCTCTTTGGTCGTCGAGGACTACCGCCACCACTGCTGCTGCTGCCGCTGGATGCTCCAGATGATGCAGCAGAAATGTTGAGAACACCAGCTGGGGATGACGTTGGCTTCATTAACGATTCCCAGGCTCGCAAGGCTTTCGCATTGGGGTTGTACCACGTGAGACCCGGAATGCGTTTCTGCTGCACTGCGTCCACATGGGGCTCTACTGATTTCCACGCCCCGTGCAGGTTGTTTCGGCGCAGGTGTGGTTCCATGCGTGTCCGGTGTGTCTCTGACAAGTAGACCCCAAAGCCGAAATCGATGATTTTAATGCGAGGACGCCCGTTCTGCATCTGGACCAGCACATTTTCATCGTGCAAATCTGCATGAATGAATCCAGCACGCATCATGATTCCCACAGCGTCCCTGAGCTGATCCAGCAGGTTGGCATCCATTCGATGACGTGCAAGGTAGGCTTTCAACGTTTCACCCTGGACGTATTCCATTCCTGTGATGGCGAGCATGTGTTTGACATCGATGCCCGAAAAGTACAGGGCTGGTACGTATTGCGGGGCTCGTTCTAGCATGTACTGGTGTGCCTTCGCCTCTCGAATGCTCCGGGCAACGAAGGCTTTGTTGGTTTCTCCGTACTCTCGTTTTGCCACTTTGACAATGATGGTGGAACCGCTCGGAGGTAACGGGGACTCTCCCACCGAAAACCGAAGGGTGTCTCTGTAGTGCCGCATGTCAGAGCTCACTGGGACTCTGAACACGCTCCCGTATGAGCCACCCCTCCAATAGACGGCAGAAGGAAGGAGTTTTTGCATCACCTTCTCAGCATTTGTATCAACGAGTTTGTATTTGCCTCGAAACGGTCTTTCTACCGGCACAGGGAATGCCTCGTTAATGACAGATGGATCGAGCACCCTTGGCACATGAGATTGACGGGGTGCACCTTGGTAATGTGCTGGTGGACTGTATTGCATGTGTTACTGATGCTATAGGTATTAATTAGAAATCAGTTGATTCACGAGCCATGACAGGTCCCCACTGCTGTCAACAACTTTCACAGGCAGGCTTATATTGTCCATTATATTCTGTATTTTGGTACGCCTTCCCCTGATGAACGTGGTAGACTGTGTAGACCCTCTCTGGGTGTATCGCTCATCCAAGCACTCTTGTGGGGCATCTAACACAAGTATACGAACGTTGGTGTCAGGGAGCGTCGTCATTGATGTTAACATCGAGGATGTAAACAATCGGTCACCCTCGAAAATGACGTGACTGGTATGACTCCGAATCCACGGAAGCACCTCTGGCTGCACGGCCATGCTCAATTTATCTGTTCCAGCAAACACCTCGTCATCATGGTACACCCCCAACACATACGTATCCAAAGCATCGTTATACATTGCGCGCAATAATCGAGTGGGACGCACTGGTTTCCATGCTGCGTCTTTCTGTGTGTTGTGGATATACGACCTCACCAGAGTTGTTTTCCCTGTTCCTGGGACACCACCGATGCACGTGATGGTTCTCATACACGACTACCCGTTTTTATTTCCTCATATTTTCCTCTACCGTTGGTATGCTCGAATCATCAATCTTTTGGACGTTCAGAACGCGGTGGTTGCCGGCACCTTTACGCCTCGAAGACAATCCTGACGATTGTGGCGCGAAGCCTAAGAAACAGAATCATTACCTGGAGACGGGAGAAATTGTCATGATGGATGTCGACTGGGCGTGCTTCCAGAATTCGTTTCAAAATTGTGAATAAAGTCGTAGTATGAGTACGTCATCCCACCGTAGACATCGTAGTCTTTGCTTCGGGGTTCACCGTCTTCTGTCCACCGCAGCGTGACGGTATACCCCTTGTTTTTGTAGCGCACTGTGGCGTGTGGAGATGTCAGGGAGTACCATTGATGACCGTGTGCGCCTTTCCCGAGGTCTTCGTATACTGCGTTTTCTGGACACGAGGTGGGAATAGAGGCTTTGGGATCTCCCGCCAGCATGTGCCATACTTTCTGCTGTGTCGTCAGGTGTGCTTGGCAAGGGACTAATACCTCCAGATCCGGGCATTTATACATATTTCTGCGCAAGTAACAGACAAACGAGAGCCTGCATGATGCCCCGTCGGATATAATGGACGTATTCGAATGGAATTGGTGCACGTCCAGAAAGAGGACGTCTCCATTCCGCACGTCAAATGCCAACCCATATTGCGGCATGACGGTGTACCCCCCCTCGTAATGACCACGCTCCACGACGGCAATGTTTCCAAACCCTCCAAAATCGCCTCGATCCACGTGTAGTGCTGTTTGGAAATTATGGTTGACAGTCACGGTACTGAAGACTGTTCCGTCGATGATATATTCCGGAGATTTGCGGCTTTGCTCATACTGCCTTTGGTACTGGTCTGGAGCGTGTTCTTTGTAGAGTGTAGAAATGCATTGGATGTACTCGAGGCCCTCCCGAAACGCTTCCACGTGGTGTTTCAGAAAGGCTGTTTCTCTGCAGGGAGATCTCCAATTGGATGAATCGAGGTACCCCATAATACCAGATTCAACCTTGCGCGTGTCGCTTTCATATAATTTCTTTGCGGTGTCGATATTGATTGCTCGTGGATTTGTCACGTTTGACCCAGCTGCATTCCCCCGGTTTATTGATTCTTGTTTACCAACCGGTTCGTACGCAAGTGCCTTGTTGCACGTGTCGGGGGGGATGGCGTTTTTTAGGAAACAAGCCAGCACCCTACCCCTCTCATCAACCACCTGGACGCTCTCTCGAAACAGTTGTGAATACTCATGGAAATGTGTGCCCCTCTTGGCTCGAATGTCGCTGTCTGTCATACATTTTGACGCAACAACAGTCTTCATATGTTTTCGAGGGATACTTTTTGATTGGGATTGACGCAAACGGGTAAAGTTACAAGTGACTAAAGAGTTTTTGAAGACGCACATAGACCTCCGGACTCTCTGCAAAAAACTCATACCGCTCCAAAGACCTCCACCCTGTCACCTCATCTTCGTACATCTTGCGCACCCAAAGATCATCTTCCACGTGAAAGTAGGCACTGGTTTGAAGCCACGTATCGGGCACGAGACCCTCCACGAGACAGCCCTGGTGAGGGATCTGTATGTAGGGGTAGACGAGGGCAAACCAGTGGGCCAGCAGCACGTGCCTGGAGAGGCTCTGGAGGTAGAGGGCGTATTCGGAGATGTACGGTTCGCTGATCAACGGGGGCAGATCGGCAGTAGGTTGGATTGTTTGGAGTGACACGAGGTCGGCTTCGAGTTCGTTGGTGTAATGTGGCAGATGGCGAGAACGAAAGACGCTGTGGATATGTCTATGTTCTGCTAGGAACGTTGCCACCTTGCACACATTAGCCTTTTTGCACCGAGCGGCGCAGAGATTCCGTTTCAAACGTGTTCCGTTGCGCATTGATCATCTGCAGGATGGCTTCTGCTTGCTCGTCACTTCCCAAGGAACTCTTTAAGCAGTTGATGATGTGATCTTTTTTGACACCCTCTGTGCGCTTGCTGGTCTTTCTGGAGAGCTTGCCGTCCGGTACTTGGAATTCGTCGATGTTGTTATCTTTCATGAACCGAAGGATGGCATCCGACAGATCCTGCTTTTTCTTCTTCAGATCTCTCAATCCCTTGGTGCACAGGGTGATCTCGTCATGCAGTTCGATGAACGTCCTCACGGCGTCCTTGAATGTAACCTCGGTGAGATGGGTGGACATGCTTTCCCGGGCATTCTGGTTTCTTTAAGTGTCATGTCAGGGTCGAAATTGGCGGAAAAAATTCTCTCAGATCATTAACATAATGGACAACGGTCTTCATCTTCTTCTCGCCGCTGGTGCAGTCATCTTGCTCATCCTCATCATCCGCAGTAGGTCTTCTTCGGAATCGTATGCCCCGTTGGAGGAGGCCCCGGTGACCTATGCCCCGGCAGGACAGCCAGCACCACGCATCATCAACCCCGAGGAGACGAAGGGAGCCTTGCTGAAGGCGTCCCTGGGTCAGCCAACCTCATGCTCGGCCTCTGCGAACATGTTGCCCAAGCCGCCTGCTGATGACGGGTTCGGACAGTTTGCTCCCGACCCGAAGGAGCTTGCCGGCCAGAACTTCATCGATGCCTCCCGGTGGGTCACCCTTGGCGCCATGAGCACCAAGAGGAACATCTCCAGGGATATCAGGTCGGAGATCCCCATCCCCAAGAACAATGCCGTCTCGCCGTGGAACCAGTCCTCGATCGACCAGCAAGTGGAAGGCCGTCCCCTCGACTGCCCCACGGATCTCAACTGATCCATGCATGCTTTTTCCATGCAGACACATACGTATTATCAAACCATCACGTGAAAATCATGATGTTTTGATGATAATTTGAAAGACGACTGATCAATCAACAAGATCCGGTGTGACAATTCTCCGGGGCGATGAGCGGGATCGGTTTGTCAACAGTCCTGGTTGCAGGGGTGACGCCACACCAGTCCCCACGGGCCTGATACCCGACGCTGCCCTTGCGTGTTCCAGGGTATCCGTACCATGCAAAGGGACGCCAAGACTCCTGGAAGCGGTAGAGGAGTAGAGATGCTATGACGGCAGTGATCAGGAAGATGTACAGATGCATTGTACCAGAGCAATACATATATTTTTACATGAAGTCGGCATCAATCTCCGACTTGATATCGTCATGAGTATCTACGGGGTCCTCTGGCGGATCGTCGTCCTGGATCATGCACTGCACGGGCACCAACTGCAGCTGCACAACCTGCCACGTCACACCAAACTCGTGTCGTCCGAAGGAGATCCTGTTCATCTCCAGCACCATGCGGGCCGTAGAGTTCTCCGGGACGTCTTCCCTTCCGATGGGCCGTTTGTTGGCATCGAAACAGGGGACGTCCGGTGCAACCTTCACCTTGTACCCCTGGTCGGAAAAGAACGATTTGTAGCCTCGCCTCAGGATCTCATCGTCGAGGTCCTTGGCCAGCGTGAACCATTGCTTCTTGTTGGAGATGCAGACGTCCTCGATGTCCTGTTCCGTCTGTTTGAAGAAGGTCATCATGTTCTGGTCGCCTTGTATGTAGACGAAGGGCACCTGTGGATCTTCGATGCTGGTCGTCAGGACCACTGGGGTTGTTTGAATACGCACGGGGGGATCAATGGGAACCACGAACAGTTTGGCAGAGGTATCCTTCACAACGTCTCCGAATCCCTGCTGGGTGATCTGAACGGTTTTGTATGGCACGGCGCTCATGAGATGGAAGGATACAATTTTATTGGTAAACGAACGCGCATCATCTACTTGGACGAAGCACGGATTTGCTTGGAGTGACGCATGAGGACCGTGGCAGCCTTGCGAAGCTCCGTGGCCATCTTTTGCATCTTCTTCTGTCCTGCTGGCTTGGCCGCTGCTGGTTTCCTGGCAGCTGGCTTGCGGGTGGCAGTGGTCTTCTTGGCGGGTCTTGGGGGCATGTTGGAGTACCGTCCGTTTTTTTTTCGGATCAGAAAACGTATAAATCGGGCTCGACAAGACACTGTGGAGGGGGTGGAGGGACATAGGCAGCTCGCATGACCATGAGTTCGCTATGGAAGTCTTTCAGGGCGTCCACCCGATCAGCAAACCATTGGCGATCTCGTTCTACCACCTGGATACTAAAGATTTCCTGCTGGTCGGGTGCCAACCATTCAGGCATCCACTGAATAAAATAGCACTGATTGAGACCAACGACTTCTAACTGCACCTGAATCTGAGCGTAGTACACTGCAGGAACGCTGGTGGGGCTCGGTTTCCTGGAGTATGGGCACTTGATCTCAATGAGACGGCCTGTGCTGGATATTCCGTCCGGACTGGCTCCAAGCCACGGGTATCGTTCGTGGACCAACAAGCCAACCTCCCACGCCGATTCCCCCAGTGCAAGCATGGCCCGCTCCCTGACATCATCCTCATACTTTTGGCCGTGTCTTGTCATGTGGTTGCCTGTAAACGTTCCGCTTGTTTTTTGGCGGAGACAGTCTCGACGAGGATACCGTTGACTTTTGAACGCGGGGATGTTGAGTGCTCCTCCAGCATCACTTGCCGTGATCAGTCCCTTGCGCACCTCGTACCATTCTGGAGAGCGTTGTATAAATTGGGGTCGGGCTAAGACGCCTGCAATACAGGGGTGGATTGTCTGAGGATCACGAACGCCCGCAGCAATACTCGATACAACGTCTGTCATCATGGATACTGACACACCATTCTCAATGTTTCTTTAAGCACATCAGAAAATCCCAAATAATTTTCCGGTGTAGGGTCATGTTGGTGTTGGCAATGAACGCACCCAAAAGAGCCCATATTGCGAGGAAATACTGCTTCAAAGCGACAGCTACTCTGTACAACAAGGACCGGACGTTTGGAACCTTTGTATCGTATGGAAAAACGATTGAAGTTGCAAAGAATGTGGAACTGGCGTGTCAGATCTGTTTGAACGAATCGGAAGACTTTGAGGAGGCGGTATGGGATGAGGTGAAAATCGTTGCATACGAAGAGTGTCCCCAGGAATGCTCAGCAAAGGTGTTCTGGGTGCCAAACGTCGAGGATGAGGATAACGACAACTAAATTATCTCTCCCCTCGTATAGATATGCAGTGCCCTGGCAATCTGAGAAGAGACAAGCAAGGAAAGTGCCGGTGCCCCAGACAACTCCCGTATTACCACCCGGGGTTGCGCCGCTGTGTGGCAACAAACCCCCGCCTTCGACGCCCCCAGCAGGTCCAGAGATGTCCGGCGAATACGGTGCGGACGAGTCAGGGTCGGTGCAGATGTCCCAAAGACCTCCCTCGTTGGTCAGGGACGCTGTGCATACGGCCTCCTATTCCTACATGTAAAAGCAACCTCGTGCGAACCAAGTCGGGTAGGTGTCGATGCCCTTCGTCTGCACCCTATTGGAACGGAAGCGTGTGTACAGCATCAAAGCAGCAAAGACCACGACGTGGTGGGAATGTGGTCTTCACCATAGACGAGGCCTCGTGTAAAGATGAGAACGGACAATGGATTCAGGGGTACAACAACCGCTCCATTTACGAGGATCTGGTGGAGTGGTCAGCCAAGGCCACTGAGCTGTACAATAAGTATACTCGCCTGCAGATCACGAGTGTTGTCAGCTATGGTGCAGAAGGCTGGAGAACTTCCAACGGAGGATGGAATTGGGGGGCCGGAGAAGGCACGATCATCATGGGGAACAACAGAAATTTGGAAATATTCCTCCACGAATTTGCCCATGTTGTTTGCACAAGGTATTCTGACCAGTGGAATGCGTTGACGGGTGACGGGGGTGTTTGGACGGGTGACAGAGTGAATCGCATCATGAAGAAATTTGATGGACCTGATGCCGTGATGCATGTTGACAACATTACCCATTTCTGGCCGTACGGGTTTATCGAATCGCGTGCCATGCCCTATGGAACTCACATTCGGCATGCGATTATTGTGCAGGCGTTTTACGACGACATGACAAACCTCCTGTGTCCCGATACATCAACCAGGTGGAACCCGGACACGAATTCATGCCAGGACACGAATTCATGAATATCTATCTACTACTGTATAATGGAGGATCTTCGTGAGACGTTGATAAACGATACACACCGAGACGTCCCGACCCTGCTGCGAGAACGGCGGACGTGGCGGCGTGTTTCCGAGCACTTGGAAGTAGCAAGCAAGGTGATCATTACCGCGGGAGGAATTGTGTCGTATGCAGCTTGCAGCGATATCTTCGGAGACTCGCGGGTGAGGCTCATCGCGTTTGTCGGTGGCAGCATGAATACGGTGGGGATCGGGTGTTTGAACCTTGCATCATATGCAAAGCAACAAGCAGCGGAGCGGGAACATGCCATTCAGACCATCGCGGCTCACCAGCAAATTTCCGTTCCAGACGTGACGGCATCCTTCGGGGTGGTGAATGAACAGTGACCAGTGGCTTAAAGAGGGTGGGTGGGTCATCAGAAGTTCGATAAAAGCGCTATCATCATGGAAACAGAGCCCGTGACCGTCCTGGGGGGATTTTCGACACATGTGCTGGTCGAACCCCACAAATCGAACTTCCTGGAGCAGGTCTCCGACTTGTGGTCCGGCTTGTCGCATCATAAAAATCGATTTCCTGGACCCAATCCTTGTAGCATCGAGAAGAGCGATTTCGATGTGATCAGACGGCAGGAGTACAAAATCTGCGAGAAGACCGATGGGTACAGAATGCTGCTGACCGTCTGCATGTTCGGGGAGTACAAGCTGGTCACGCTCATCTCCAGGGCCTGGGATGTCTACGTGATTCCGCTGAAAAAGTGTCCGAGGGTGTGGTACCAGGGCACGGTCTTGGATGGCGAACTTGTGCGGACCAGCGCGGGAGAGTGGGTGTGGATGGGTTTCGATGCGATCGTTGTTGGGGGCATTCCCGTCTACCGTGATCCGTTAGAAGATCGATTGGAGGCCCTCAGAAGATCGATGCACTGTTACCGCCACAGCCCCGGCGAAGTGGAGCTCAGGCTAAAATCGTATTACAACACGCTTGAGGAGTACCAGCAATACCTACCAAGTTTGCAGCACAATGTTGACGGTATTATCCTCACACCAGCGCGGCTCGGGATCACGGTGGGACGGCATCGACAGATGTACAAGCTGAAGAACGCCGGCGACCATACCGTCGATTTTCTGTACAAGGAAGACGGTTTGCATGTGTATGACCAGGGTGGGAAGGAGCACGTCTGTGTTGCTGAGATGAAAATCGATATTCCACCAGGGAGCATCATCGAGTGTTCGTATCACGGCAACACGTGGAAATTCCACCACGTTCGTCACGACAAAACCACGGCAAACGATATGCTCACGTACCGGAACACGTTGAAGAACATTGATGAGAACATTCAGATCCACGAGGTTGGTACTTTGTTGACGACACGGCAATGAGATCACAGACACATCTTGCGATCTTATTGCTGCTTGTTTGTCGTTCGTTTGCGATCTTCCCGTTGTCTAGGAGGCAGAGTACACGTCAACGGATTGGGGGAATTGTCGAACTTGCAGGGGCTTGAAGTAGGCATGCTTGATCAGCACGTGAGGCTCCATCCCGGGAACCCTTTGAAGATCGAGTCGATCATCGCTTTTGAATGGCAGTGATTTGAGGAAGGATATCGTTTTGGGAAGCTGTTTGGTCTTGCCTTGCATGTTTCGAAGGACGGTTTTGAGGAAAAAGTGTGTGTCATAGGTTGGGTTGGGTGTCTGAGTCACCTTGTACTTTCCCGAGACGACCCGTTCGTTTTGTAGAGATTTATGGTTTGGGACATGTGTAAAGTCGTAATCAGAGAGGGCAACGATGGTTGGAGTCGTCACCAGGAACTTTGACCCGTTGATGGCGTACCCGATGGTTTGTGGCTTTGTGGTTCGTTTGACAAGAACGTTGTTTGTTGACAGGTCATTGTGTCGAAACCCCGGGTACTTGTGCTGGAGGAGTGCGAGCGTGTAGAGCACCCCGAAGATGGCCTGACAGACGTTGGTATCTGTGAGGGTTTTCGATCTTCCCCGAAGCCATTTGGTCATATCGCTAGAGAATTGCTCCATGAAGCAGATATTGTTGTATTTGAGCTGTGTTGACGTCGATGTTTTCATTCGAGACGGGATGAGTGGTGCGAGCTTCTGTGGCATGTTTTGACAGTCGGAGCTGCAGTAGATGTATACAAAGTGGGGCGATTTGTAGCCGTTGACCAGTGCGTTTGTCATGCTCGAAAACGCATTGCTGACCATGATCGAGTCTCTATTTTTGACGTGTTTGGCGGTGTCTGCGTGACCAGCACGTAACTCCTTGGCAAATTCGGCCATGGTGTTGTCTCTATAGTACGACAGTTTCATGATCACTGTATGTCGCCCGTCTTGGATTCGGAAGACGTCAGAGTACCTCCCCGATCCAATAAACGTTATATTCATTAATAGTTATTCATCAGATTATAAAAAACGACTATAGGCTTAAAAAAACACACTTTCATGGGATTTTCATGTTGACCTTGCTTCTGCTCTACATTCCGGCCCTGCTTGCGTACCTCAAAACGGAGCACGTGGCCAAAGACCAGTATGCCGTCAGAAAGAATGCGTGTTCCGTGCTTCGTGAGTACATCTCGCTGGCTTCTTTGCCACCGTCGGACGGACCGTCGCGAGCGGACCACGTAGACAAGTTGCGACTGGCGCTGGAGAAGTGTAAGAAATCCACCGACGATCCCGGAGCCCTGGCATATGGCAGCCTGTTGGTGATGCATGAGGCACTGAGCAAAAAGTCACCTATGATGGAAAGACCTGTAGACGATGTGCAGGATACCTGTCACAAAGACGCCTGGAATCACGAATCCAGCTACATCCGAGAGTTGTTCGGGATGCAGCTTGACCATCCTGGCCTGGGGATCACGCACCCGTTTGTTGTGGATGCAAGGCAAACCAAACAGGAGACGCTGCCGCAGGCCATTCGCGAGGTTATGGGGAACGTCACCACTGTGCGACGAGCCCCGCTCATGCTTATGTGTCTTCTCCAACCGGGAACGAGCGTTACATCCGAGATGGTGTTCGGCCATGTGGACTATTCGCTATTTGCCATGGCAACGGCGGATTCCGTGGTGGTCAGAGGAGACCAGGCGTGGCATCGATACGCCGCCGGTGGCCAGGCATGTGGTAAAATGGCAAGGATCCAGGATATATACCGTCTAAAGCCCCACGCCGTGGTCTTTCAGAGACAGTGTAGATGATTACTCGTTTCCCGGGATATGCGTATCAGGATACCGAGAAACGAGTTGGATGTAATATCAGATAGTGTTTGTCTTACGGACTGTTCCCACCGCATCGTACTGTGTCATTGCTCACCTGTTGCATGATCTTCATCATCTCCGTATTATGCCTCATTTTCTCCTTGGACAGCGTGTACAAATGTTCGTCGGCGGTCATACTTGCTCTTCCACTTGGAATCGTGACGTTTGGATTATACACCGCCACGAACCTGTAGATATCCACATGGCGTGGGACCTTCACCCCGTCGTGTGAGCCTGCCCGGACGGCTCTGGCGATGGCCTGTTGAATGGCTGCCTCATTCCAATCCGGCTCAACAATCATCACGGCACTCGTATTTTTGAGATCCAGTCCAGTCCCTGCAGCCTTGGACAACAGCAAGACCTGGATCTCGTCGTTGTTGTATTTTGCTTTGGCGTCTTCTCTCGCCGCAGCAGACCCGGTCCCATCAATGGTCCTGAATGTGATCCCCGCACGGCGCAGCATACTACGGAGGAGGGTGAGGACTTCCGAGGTCCAAACCGAGTAGATGACAACCTTTTGTCCCTTGTTTGTGTACTGCTGTGTGGTCCTCATGATTTCATCCAGCTTGGGGCTATGTTGTGTCTCCGGGACGTGTATATTGTGCAGACGAATTTTTCTTTCCTTCTGCTGTCGCAAGAACCCGGGCAGGGTCTTTCCTGGCAACGCACCGTCGGGATACATATATGTGCCAAGACGTCTTGTCTCACTCTTGTAAGCTTCTCTGATGGGTAAACCGGTAGCCGGGTTGATTTCTTGTTTACCTACAACCTTAAGATACTTCTGTGTTTGTGCGTACGTCATTGGGACTCTGACCACCCTTGTTTCTGTGGATGGATACAAATCGAGGTACGCTGCGTTACTTTTATCCGGCGCGTAATACAACAATGTGCACTTGAGATACTGTTTAAGGATGTCTTCTGTTTCGGGGTTGATGCCGCCTGCCAGCAAAAAGTTACTGGCAAAGGCTTTATTGAGTGCAGCTACTTCCGGACCGCCCAAGTTGGAGTTCTTTGGCATTCTCAGCAACGCCCGTCTCACATATCCGACCGGATCGCTCGTATATTGTGGTGGTAGTTGGTTCTCATTCATTTCCCGAATACGATGCGTGACCATACGGAATGTCTTTTTCAGATTGATTAAGGCAATCACTGCAGCAATATCCGAAGGAGCATTCACCAACGGCGTTCCCGTCATGGCCAACACTTTGTTCGCAGAGTTTGTTGCTTCCATGGCTGCTACGAATTGTGGCCCCTCTCCGCTCCGGAACAGGTGCACCTCGTCGATCACAAGCAATGTTTTTGAGGTGATATTAGACTTACCAACGGAGTCGTGTGTTGTGAATGAAAACTTAGACGCAACATTTAGAGCCAATTCCATCTGTTTCAATTGCTCCTTGAACTGACCAACAACTGCCTTGGGTACTGCGCATACAACCTTGTCGATTTGTCCTGCGTGTATGAGATTCACACCCACAGCCAAGGCCGTCAACGTTTTCCCGCTGCCCATGTCGTAGTACAACAGGAGTCCCTCTTTCTCGGGTCTGGCAAGCATGACCTTACACGCGTCGACTTGGTGTTCCCTGAGGTTAAACTTGCCGAATTTGGTGATCAGACCATCCGATGCGATGTGTGGTCTCCCAACACTCTGGCTGTTGGCGGTGGAATTGTTGGTAAGGTTGACAATGGAGGTTGTGCTGCTGGAGGGTGAGTTCCAATCACTTATCAACAGAGAAGAAGAAGAAGTGATTGAAGAAGGCATTCCAATGCTGTTGCTGTTGCTGTTGCTGTTGCTGTTGCTGAGGCTGATGCTGAGGCTGATGCTGTTGTTGCTCTTGTTTTCCAGTTCAGAGTTCCCCCCCGAGTTGCTCAATGTTGGTGTTGTTTGTTTTAGCAGTCGTTTCCCGAGTTGACTGGTAGCCTTGACACAGCGTCCGGTTGAAGGGTTGCACACTTGTCCCTTCGCGCAGGGTTTCTCCGGGCACGTTGCTTTTG